TTTTTTTTTTTTTTTTTTTTTTTTTTTTTTTTTTTTTTTTTTTGAGCAACGTCTTTCGACGGCTCTTGGTAAAAGATCAGTGCTCGGGTCGCGACTCCCGGGCAGTGAATCTCTCACTAAGAGTCGTGACATACGCGAAGCCGCCTACCTCGTAAGGTAGGGTATTGCTCCGCGCCACATGGACACGTACATGCGTAACTATGTTTGTTCTGGCTGTGGTTGTCAGCCCCTATTTATCGTATAGGATACGCGCTCTTAAAAGAACCTTTATCAATTGGGTTAGGTTGATCAGACCTAGGAACCATTATGGTCACACACTTCCTGGCAAAGGCAACGAAGGGTAAACTACCCAACGAGGCACATGCAAAAAGAAGTATAAGCCAAAATCTGTTCCGGCAGCAGCATAACGGTGTACAAACAAACTTGCACCTGCATCCGTAAGAGGTGGTGTTAAGACCTCACAACGAGTGTATTCAAGATCAGATCCATCTGGAAAGAGTGGACTTGTTTGAGACAACACATCAACAGCATTAGTTCCTTGGAACTTATACTGAGTTGCGTTAGGCACCGAAATGGACAACACAGATTGCTGAACTGCGTTTGTCGCTGCCATGCCAGCGTTACCTGACTGTGGGTAATAAGACAAGCGGTGTTTGCTTGACTTTGTTGTCCCACTGAATGTATTCACCACTTGTGATGGACTTGTCGTCACTGTATTCAAACGCGCCAACGTAGCATTTGTAATTAAACTATTATTCGTGATGTTATAGTGCCAATGAATGGCACCTCGCATACCCAAAAATGCTCGTTGGAGGTAAGTAACAGCTGTGGCATTTCCAAACTGGAAATTGAAATCACTTCCTGTCACAAGTAAACCTTTTGCAGTAGAAGTGCCATGTGTATCATATCCAAAAAACGGAATTTTGCGTGGCATATCATACTGCATGATGTTAGCATACGTGCCTGAAGCACTGTTATCCAACACCAAAGTGTCAACATACGAAGAACGATGAAGTAATGGTCTCAATGAAGTGACCTTCTCTCCAAAATTCACACGATACAAATTGTCTTCCTCACCACTAGTAGAACCAATGGTAGTATCATAAGTATCGCCTTGCAGGTTGAAAGGTGAATACAGGGGATTTATGGGACGTGGGTTTGCAACTTCAAAATTTTCTGCTGCACGCACGGACACAATAATCCCCACTGACGATGTTGCAACTGGGGAAGTCAAAAGAGTCAAAACCTTCAACGACAAAATGCCGTTATCATGGCCATCAGTATGCAACAATGAAGTCGCATCTGTAGACCAGTAGGGAGTTGTATTCTCATACCTCATCCAGTTGAACTGCTGTTGGTAGGGTACGCGTACTTCAACTTCACGCTCTACACCCAAATCAACAATAGTGTTTTGCAACACGGAACCAACATCACCTGCTGTTTGCAAATCTCCATTCACAGGGTCGTAACAAATACGCACTCTACCCTTATGAAATGGTGATGCAACAAAGTGAAACTTGAAAATCAAGTCTCCCCTCCAATGTGAAAACAACCCCATAACCATTGCGGTTGGAGTCATTTGCAACATTGGCTGATTTGATGTTGTGGCCTGAATAGCCAACCAAGGGTGCACTTTCACAGAGAACAGATTAGTGTCCACTGTAGATGTCATAGACCATGAAGCACTCGTCAAATAGGATTCACGGCTAACAATCGAAGTGATTGCAAGCTCGTCCTCTTCTTGAGCACCCACAATAGATGGATCAATCGAAAGTTCATTCTTGGCATCCAACGTCAACTTCTCAACAGGATATCCAATCTCTGTTGAAGCAAGTTGTGGAAATGGTGATTGTCGAAACGGTTTTGCTTCGTCCAAAACAGGGACATTCGTATAACCAAACATCGACGCCAGCTTCGAGATAGCTGTAGCACCAATTTCCGTAGCAGCAGCAAACTTCCCAATGATAGGTATTCGCTTAGCTGCTCTCGCAACACTTGCAACTGCTGATGCAGGTGCTGAAATGGGACCGGAGCCACCATATTCATCACCCTGCAACGCTTGTCCAAGTGTTGTTCCACTCAGTTCAACATTCTCAGCCCACGCATACACCTGCAACGCCACTGTATTAGTGGAGATGCCATTTGCACTTGACAAAGGGTAATATACGTAAAAACTGAGTTTCCCCATGTTGGTAAAGTCTATATCTTGAGTGATACGCAAGAAGTTAGTAGGCCAGATAAATGGTAAAACCATCTCTGAACCTTCACAATTACTTGGATCAATCCATGCTCCAGGCCTCTGAGAGACCTGCATCAATTCTTGTTCGACATTTGCCAACTGAGTAGGCAGAAGTGCAGCAAGAGGTGTATAAACAACTCTCATAGCACCATATTGAAATGGTGACGCATTAAGAACAATCTTGAGGTGTAAATTACACCTAATAAAAGCAAAATTCTGCAATTTGTTCAAAATGTGTGAATCACTGAAGAAATCCTCCCATGGGTTGATTTCAAACTTTAATCCCTTTGCATCACTTGAAGTCCAGTTAACTGACGCAACCCTTACGGGTCGTGACAAGAAGGACGTTAGTTGAGCCTTCTGCATCGCATCTGCCATCGCTGGCTGAGTTGATGAATCAGAGAATTCAACTTTCGAACTTTTTGCCACATCAACAAACTGAGTGGTTTCCTCCACCAAAGCTGCTTCAGCTCCTGCTGAGCGTCCTACAACTGTTGGGTCGGATTCTTCTTCTGCGACATCTCCTTGTAACTGAAAGTCGCCAACAGATAAAAACATAAATGTATTAGCAATCGTTTTTCTTTCCACGGGTATCGATCATTAACCGTGGAGTATTCTTTATTTTCCGTTCTGAGACCTAAATAGGCCATATGCAATATGTACACTGAACTAGAAATATGCAGCCAAAGCAATCAAAGTAAAGAGATTGAAAACTCATAAATGCACGGATCACACATATTCCACCTGCGTCGGTTAGAATGACTCAAGCCATTCAGGAGGGGCAGGCGCGCCCCCAAAGCGGTCCAAAACAACATCCTTCGATGCTTTCTTGAAGCGTGCTACCAAATCTTCCCATGTAGGGAAGGGATGTGTAGCATACTCTTCTTCAAGACCACTTGTCATCACAACATTCAAGAGATAAGCTCGCTCTTTCTCAAAAATGTCGTGACCATGGAAAAACCATTCGTTCACTGCACCGTTCATCACTTCGATCATGTGCATTTCACTACTAAGAGTTCCACTGGGTAAGTTAATCAAAAGGGACTTCTGAATTGACTTCACATCAAGAGGACAAACATAGGCCTGGACATCACTGTCCCAGCGCCAAGTTCGTTTCAAGAAGGAAACATCATCAATTGAGATAAAGGGAACTGATTCACTTTTCTTGTCAGCCATTGTGTACTCAACACCAATCTTGGCTAACTCATTCCGAATGGAGGTATGATTAAACCAGGAAGCCATTTTACTGACTCCCATAGTATTATCATCTCCATATGTCAGGAGTGCTACCATTTCTTTAAACGTGGTAGCTTCACGTTCTGGATTCAACAAGATATAGCAGTACCGCATGTACAATGCGTTGACAATACTATTGATGATGACGGTAAGAGGATGTCCTGATGGATTTGAACCAAAGAATTCAACCAAATCCCCAGCCACATTCGTGACTGGGTAGGCTGTATCTTCAGCAATACCATAAATAACTTGTAATTCTTCCTCAGACCAACCAGCATCACGCAAGACGCGGACAATGACTTCAAAAGCAGCCAAAATCATCTTTGCAATCATACGTTTATCGAATTTGCCATAATCTCCAGCTATAATTCGATCAAGCCCAAACTTGGTGAGATGCTCGCGGAACTTCTCCCATTCCAAAGATTGTGCAACACAGCCTGGTGCTGCTTCAAACAATAGTTGGTTTTCTTGGACTGTCTTGATGAATGTCAACAAATAACGTCGCACACACAATGACCAATCTACAGGAGCACCAGTGAAAATACGGATCTTTCCAACATCCACTTTCTCCTGTGCTCGGGCTTCATCCTTTGCTTGACCAGAAAATACTGGGCAGTATCTTACACCTGCCTTGTACCTTCGTTCAGCTTCGGCAGCTCGACTCCAAACATGATCAGGAAGTGTCTTTTTCTGATGAGGATCTTCCACCTCACTCAGAAAATAACGCTTTGATTTGTTCCAAGGAAATCCCATTGACGAGTTGAAGTTCATCTTATCAACATACTTCACTCCATCAATCCCATTGAGAGCAGCTTCCCAGCTGACAATCTTAAGGTTCTCCTTGGCTGACTTTGGAAGACCAGCAATCAAATCATTAGCAAAAGCATCAACAGCTTGATCCAAAACGGAAGTCTTGATATTATCACGACTTCCAAGGATATCATTGTACATATGATTGTATGGTCTCCAGTCAAACTTTGGTGCAACAAAAGTGCATTCCCACTCACGGTCATGCAAAAAACGTTCAGCACACAATGTTGCCTTCACTTTCGATCTTGGGTTCACCCTCGAACCTCGAATGTGGCCGTACTTATTCAATGAACCACTCTTCACCCACAACAATGGGCTCTTAAAGGGAATTGGATCTAGTATCTTCTCCACAGCACCTTCAGCTTGAAGAGCTGGCACCCCACTCTGAACAAGTGGGCGTGTGAAAAACTTACGTGCAGCCAACAAATCTTGCTGCTGTAAAGCCACTGCGCGGACATCACATGAACCAGTATTACCTAGCTGATGCAATCCAACAATAGTGACATGTTTTTCATGGCGAACAATCATGGGTGAACCACATGAACCATTCACTGTAGGTACATTGGTTACGCCCTGCCAATAATCAAAAGTCTCATTCAATGCTTGACAAAATGCACGATCAGGTGTAATTGCCTTGATTGCAAAATCACAAGGACAGTTTTCGGCATCTCTGCTTACATAATTGCCCCTGAAAGTACCCATTCGGAATGAGTCCTTCGCAATCA